GTGATGCTTGGACAGCGCATCCGGATCATACGATCCTCAAAGCGATGGTTGCCGAGCGTGCAATATTCTTCGTTCTTTTACCATTGCTCCGCGCTAATGGTGACGCTGGAATGCGTACCGTAAGTGCTGATATTTCCAGAGATGAACAGATCCACGTTGCAACTAACTCGCTTGTATGTAGAGAACTAGGACTGGACATCTCTCCAAGCCTGGACAAGCTACGCAAAGCAACTATCAATTGGGTGATGCAACCACTAGGTAGCAACACCGATAAATATCTAGACAAAAAATTTTGGCTGGACTCTAGTGACAACTTGATGTATCAAGGCAAAGCTCCTGAGCTTTCCTTCACTAAGTCTGCACGGATGCCTGCCTTCTTTGAGCACTCAAATGTCAATCTCCCCCAATACGCTTGAGCCTTTGTTTGGCCCAAGCCTTGATCAAATCCTCCAGGAAATGGAGGAGTTTTTCCCAACGGTAACACCAGTACCTGACAACAACCTAAGCCAGATTATGTATAAGTCTGGACAGCGTTCTGTTGTCGAATGGTTAATCAACCGACTCGATAAAAACTAATGTGTTTATTCTCAAGACCAAGCCAACCAGTAGTCAAACCACCGGCTCCACCACCACCAGCACCGGCTCCACCACCAGCTCCTAAACCACTTCCCAATCCAACGACGTTGGCAACGGAAGAAGAAACAAAACCTAATGTCAAGTACGGAAGGAAAAAGAAAGATGCAACACGAGCACAATCTGGACGTACTTCAGATAGCCTACGCATCCCTCTAAATAATCCATCACCTGGTGGAAAAACAGGAGGATTGAATGCTTAGTGCACGTATGGCATATGACCGTCTTTCATCTACCCGTAGTCAGTTCCTGAATACGGCTATTGAATGTGCGGAACTTACACTGCCGTCCCTGCTAACTGATGATACGAGTACCACCAATTCACGTAAGCGGCTACCCATGCCGTGGCAGTCAATTGGTGCAAAGAATGTAGTTTCTTTAGCATCCAAGTTGATGCTTGCTTTACTACCTCCTCAAACCACCTTCTTCAAACTACAGGTACGCGACGACAAGTTGGGTGAGATGGACTCCCCTGAGATTCGCAGTGAGCTGGACCTCTCGTTCAGCAAGATTGAGCGGATCATCATGGACTTCATTGCTGCTTCTAATGATCGTGTAGTAGTCCACCAAGCAATCAAGCATTTGATTGTAAGTGGCAACGCCCTTATCTTTATGGGCAAAGATGGTCTAAAAAACTATCCACTAAACCGTTTCGTGGTTAACCGCGACGGTAACGGGAATGTAATTGAGATCGTCACTAAAGAAATGATCAGTAAACAACTGCTTGGAGATATAGCGGCTGATTCAATGCGTGTCTCAGATGACTCAGAATCTAAGGATGATGATGTCGATGTCTATACCTATGTACGTCTTGATAATGGACGTTGGGTATGGCATCAAGAAGTCTTTGACAAAGTGATTCCCGGTAGTCGTAGTACGGCTCCTAAGAATGCCAGCCCTTGGTTGCCTCTGCGGTTCAACACCGTTGATGGTGAAGACTACGGACATGGCAGGGTAGAGGAATTTCTTGGTGACTATCGTGCACTTGATGCACTAAGCCAAGCATTAATTGAAGGCTCTGCTGCAGCAGCAAAGGTTGTGTTTATGGTTTCTCCATCAAGCACGACTAAACCAGCAACACTTGCTAAGGCTGGCAACGGTGCAATCATTCAGGGTAGACCTGATGATGTATCAGTTGTACAGGTTGGTAAGACTGCGGATTTTGCAACTGCTGCAAACCTGGCACAGCAAATTGAACGTCGTGTTGGTGAAGCATTCCTTCAACTAAACATCAGACAATCAGAACGCACAACTGCTGAAGAGGTACGCCTTACTCAGCTTGAACTTGAACAACAACTAGGTGGACTGTTTAGCCTGCTGACTGTTGAGTTCCTTGTTCCATATCTGAACAGGATCATGCTGGTCCTGCAACGTAATGGTCAGCTACCAAAGATCCCTAAAGAGTTTATCCGTCCACAGATCGTGGCTGGTGTCAATGCTTTAGGTCGTGGTCAAGACCGTGAAAGCCTTGCCAACTTTATGGGAACCATTGCTCAGACTTTGGGTCCAGAAGCTTTGATGAAATATATTAATCCTTCTGAAGTTGTCAAAAGATTAGCTGCTGCACAAGGTATCGATGCACTTAATCTCATTAAGAGTGAAGAGCAAATGAACCAAGAAATGCAGCAACAACAACAAGATCAGCTAGGACAATCACTTGTCGATCAAGCTGGTCAACTATCTAAATCACCAATGGCTGAACAAGCCATGATGGGTGCTCCTGAAGAACAACCTACTGAATAATGGCAGAAACTCTAACCTACGACAACACCCCTGAAGCTGAAGTACTGACTCCTGATGAGCAAGACTCACTTCAGATAGGAGAGCAACTACAAGAAGAACAAGATCAGCTACTTGCTGGTAAATACCAGAATGCTGAAGAACTAGAACGAGCTTACATCGAACTACAGAGAAAGCTTGGAGACTCCGATGAAGGAGACGAAGAGGAAGTATTTGAAGACGATGGTGAAGTGTCTGAAGAAACTGAAACTGAATACTCAGAAGCACAAACTCTTATCTCAAATGCCTCACAAGAATATGCTGAGACTGGACAGATTTCTGATGAGATGTTTGAACAGTTCGGTGAGATGAGTAGTCAAGAGCTTGTTGAAGCATACATGAATATTCAAGCTAATGCTCCTGAAGCTGTGGCTGATGAGCTTAGTGAGTCTGAAGTTAATTCCATTAAGAACTCTGTTGGTGGTGATCAGGCTTATGACAGTGTTATGCAGTGGGCTGGTGAAAACCTAGACCCTGATCAAGTTGATGCCTTTGACAACATCATCGCAACCGGAAACTCTACAGCTATTCAAATGATGGTTAATGGTCTTAAGGCTCAATATGATTCTTCTAATGGATACGAAGGCAGGATGCTGTCTGGCAAGTCTGCCAATACAGGGTCTTCCGATGTATTCCGTAGTCAAGCTGAACTTGTTTCAGCAATGAGTGATTCACGTTACGAATCAGATCCTGCATATCGTAATGATTTGCTGGAAAAACTTGATCGTTCAGATCTCAACTTTTAATTTACACCCCTTACTTACTTAACATGAAATCTCTTATTATTACTGGTCTTTTGATCTCCGCTGCTAGTGCAGCTCACGCTGGTCCTTACGTAAATGTAGAAACTAATTCCGGCTTCGTCGGATCTGACTACACAGGTTCTGCTACTGATGTACATATCGGTGTAGAAGGTAATGGCTGGTATCTGCAGGGAGGACCTGCTCTACTTGCACCGGATAATGCTGATGGTGAAGTAGAACTCTCAGGTAAAGCTGGTGGTTCTTATGGAATCAACGAAGCACTGTCTGTATATGGTGAGGTCTCTTTCTTGACTGGTGATACTAATAGCTACGGAACTAAGGCTGGTTTGAAGTACAACTTCTGATGAATGATACACAGATCTGGCCTACTGAACCACGTATGTATATGGATGAAACTAAAGTGAATCACAACGTTAATGCTGAGCTGCTCAACGGTCGTCTGGCAATGCTAGGTGTCATGGCAGCACTAGGTGCTTATGCACTGACTGGTCAAATCATTCCTGGAGTTTGGTAATGCCACAAGGTAAAGGAACATACGGTACAAAGAAAGGTCGTCCACCTAAGAAAGGAACTAAGAAGTAATGGCAAATGTCAGTTTAAAGATCGGCAAGCATAAGTCCCGTTCTGGAGGACTGACAAAGGCAGGCCGTGAAAAATACAATAGGGCTACAGGTTCAAACTTAAAAGCACCACAGCCTGGTGGGGGCGCACGTAAGAAATCTTTCTGCGCTCGCATGTCTGGTGTAAAAGGACCAATGAAAAAACCAAATGGAAAGCCAACCCGTAAGGCATTGGCACTACGTAAATGGAAATGTTAAATGGCTAAACCTGGTCTCTATGCAAACATCCACGCAAAGCGTAAGCGTATTGCTGCTGGCAGTGGTGAAAAAATGAGGAAGCCTGGTGCTTCCGGTGCTCCTACTAAAGCTAACTTCAAACGTTCAGCTAAAACTGCTAAGAAAAAATAGCTAAATAGATTTAATGGGAGGTGCAATTCCTCCCCTAGCTCTAGCCAGCCAAGGCTTAAAACTGGTCTTACTTAACTTACTTACCTAACCATGAACTCTTACTTAAATGACTGCTGTACTTTCAAGACCACAACAACTAAATAACTGGGAAGCCTTTTGTAAATGGGTGACCTCTACTAACAACCGTCTGTATGTCGGTTGGTTTGGAATCCTGATGATTCCCACGCTGCTTGCAGCTACCACTTGTTTCATTATTGCCTTCGTTGGCGCACCACCTGTTGATATTGATGGCATTCGTGAACCAGTTGCTGGATCGCTCCTCTATGGAAATAACATTATATCGGGAGCAGTTGTCCCGT